TTTCCTGAAGGCATTACGAATGCCCTTGGCCATGTCATCGAGACTTTTACCATCCATAAAGACCGGGTACGGTGCCTTGTCTCCCTGCTCCGGGACCATGGACGTATTGTCCAGGAACCACCTGGCTCCCATAGAGGCAGCCCACGGCAACAGCGCAGGCTTGGCTATGTTGTCAAGCACCGTAGTGGTGGCAGGGACGTATTTCCCGTCCACCATGTAGTAGTGCTTCTTGGGGTCGAACTCCAGTTCTATACTTCTACCGTCGGAGTACTCAATTGTGTGGACGCTCAAAACGGGAGATCGTCAGCCTCGTTGTTACGGCCTCCATTGTCCTGTGGAAGGGAGAAGGTTACCTTCAGGTATCTCTTCCCTGATTTGCTGGTGTTGGACCATGCCGCTATCCGGTACTCGGTCCCGGCGATCAGGCCCTTGCCTGTCATGTCCGGGTGACGGTCACTCTTCTTGTCCTCCTCCTTAAACAGTGCTCCCTCGTTGTCCTTCTGCTCGAATGTTGCCATTTTAGATTCCTCTAGTTGACGTTGAATAACCTGTTGCTCGTGCGCCCAACCTTGGGCGTTCTCCTCATCCTGCATAATTTCTTGGGGGGTCAAGAGAAAGACACTGCCCTTTGATTTGCCTGGACGGTTCGCCAGACTTCTACCTTTAGCTTTGCGGCCTCCATAAGCCATTTTAACTTCTCATCCTGTTCGATTGCAACCTTATATCCCTCTAATAATTCAAGGTATTCTGGGTGGGCGTATGCCCATGCGTCGGATGCAGCCACTGTTTTTTCTGGGGACTGACCAAACAAAATAGCATGTTTTGATTTCCTGAAGATCTCAAGGTGGAGTCGATCAGCCTTGGCCTTGGCGGCTGCGCCTGAGTTGTCTCTGATGTAGTCTATGGCCTTCTCTACCTCTGCGTCTGAGATCATAGGACCCCCAGTACTCCTGCCCGAGTAGCGGCATCGAGCGTCTTGAAGATGAATTCAGCCTGCCAGTCTACGACATCCCTGTCACCGTTGTGCAGCTTGTCATGGCAGCCATAGCACAGGGGCATTACAAATATGTCTGATGCCTTGTAGGCAGCACCTCCTGAGTATGGCGAATACCTGTGCCTTAAATGGTGAGGGACAATGGTCTCATCCCGTATACCACAGTTAGCACAGGGGAGGGTAGCTACAAATTCTCTGTAGGCCTTACTGTCCCACCTCTTTTGTTTATCGAAACTCATACTAGATAGCGCATACCCCTGTTAAGCACTGTTCATCAGAGTTGTCTTCAAAGACAACCCCTCTCTTCTGGATTGCCTCTTCGTAGGGAACTGTGGAGATCGGTTGGCCACCTCTGGAACCATCCGGGTAACACGTCAACCCCCTCAAACCATGTGCGTATTTTGCCACAGTATGGGCGAACTTGTCTACGGTTCCTTCGTTGTTTAACTCAGTCCCCCAGGAGGGTAGGTTAAGGGTGCTGGAGATGGCATGGTCCACGTACTTCTGCACGTCATACTGGAACTTGATGCGCCTCTCTGGCTCGGCAGCAAGGTCTAGTGCGGTTTCAATTTTGTCTGGGGAGACCCCTCCTCTAATAAGAGACTCGGCAGTGCCGTCAATACTAATCTGATACTTCCATTTGGTTCCATCTGTAAGGTAGCGTCTGCGGTAAGCAACTGCGTAGATAGGTTCAATTCCACTGGTAGTTCCAGCAAGTATGCTGATCGTCCCCGTTGGAGCAATAGCCCTATAGCCTCTAGGCCGAGACACAAAAAATCTATCGCAATGCTCGTTGGCAGCATGTTCTGACTCATCTTTATAAACCTTTAGCCATCGTTTTAGTTCGTCGCACATACCATAGGCATAGCCTCTCTTGAGAAGCCATTCGTGCAACCCCATCAGACCTAGCCCGAGTCTCCTGTTCTTCTCCCGGACCACTTTAACCTTTTCATAGGGGAGGGTTCCTCGTAGCGTACCACAGACAAGAAACTTTGACGCAACCTGGACCACACTCTTAAACTCTTCAATCGTTTCAATGTTCGCCATGTTGACCGAAGCCAGGTTACACACGTCACTGTCAGATTCTGAACTGATTTCTGTGCAGGCATTTCGTAGTGTTTCATTTTCTTTGTCTCCAAAGTTAAAGCTGAACCCAGGTTCCCCTGTCATCAGGGCCTGCCTGCAGTTCTGCATGAAGATGTCCGGCATCTCCTTATTTTTCAGGGCATTCAGGAAGGCGTCATCGTAGTTGAGGCTGATGTTCATCATGTCCAGGGGAGCAGGGTAGTTGAAGTCCTGTTCCTTAGCCTCAGAGATCATCATCCCACTGGTCCCTATCGGCATCATGTGCCAGTTCTTCAGGGTCATAAACTGTCTGGCGTCTTCGTGCTGCCAGTTCAGGCTTCCATACATAGCGGATCGTCTTGACCCACCTTGCATCACGTTCCTTCCTACCTCGTTTATAGTGTACAGCAGTGGAATCGGGCCACTGGCAACACCTCCCGTCCGCCGTAATTGGCGTCCACTGGGACGGGCAACGCTTACATCTATGCCAATTCCACCTCCGGTCATCAGGCAACTCATTGCTCGTTGTGTAACTGCGGACCATTCTTCCCTCGTATCCTCTTCTAAACGTAAGAGGTAACAGTTGTTAATGAACAAGGCCGAGGGATCTCGACCTGCGTAGTAGATGTACCTTCCCCCAGGTATAACCTGGAACTTGGACATGACGTGGGCCAGGTGATCCTGGTCCGACTTAGCCATGATGTGGTGTGTGGTCCCGTTCCTGTTTCCACAGATGTCATTGACAATGGTGTTAACTCGGTCATCCCATTGCTCGTATTGATTGGAGGCGTACTTCTGCTTGAAAACAGTTTCACCAAGGGTGGTTCTAAATGTCATAGGGTTGCTCCCGTTGAGGTTTGGAGGGCCGACTAGAAAGCACGGGAGCCACACCAGCTAGTCGTTGCACTCATAAAATTAAAGCGTTTCTATCTACTACATGATCTTCATCGAGGGCCATGGCCAAGAGTTCAACTAAGGCTTCGAGTTTCAAGATTGCAAACGTCTGAGTTGTTCCTCTTTCTCCCACCACCACAGTAGGGATGAGGTCTTCTCCTTTTGAACCCTGGACAGCTTGGTTCCATGCGTCAGTGAAGAGCCACTTAGGAATGGACTTCCTGTGCTTACATTCAATACCAAGGTACGGGTGTCGGATGTCCAACTGCTGCCTACCGATGATAGGGATTCTTTCCCCTCCAGTTACCTTGGCTACCCTTCTTTCAAAGTTCTTCCAGGCCTGATCCTTCATCTTCTTCTCCACTGGGCCAGTTGTCATCATCCATCTCGATTTTTCTTGGGGTTTGGTTTTCCTCCACAAGGTTGAGGGAGGCCAGGTCAAGGAAGAGGTCGAGGTCCTGTTCTCCCATGTCCCAATGTCGGGCCTTTGAAACACTGAGGTAGGCATCTGGTTCGTCTGGGCGGTCAGAGTAGTATCGACCCAAGAGTAACACATTATCTACCCTGTCTGCCAGTTCGCCTGCACCCCTGATTGAAAATCTATCTAAACGGTCCTTGATGCTGCCTGATTTCCTTGCATGGCAAACCAGGATAACGTGCAGGTCCAGTTCCCTGCAGGCATCAGCCAGATCACAGACCACTTGTTTCTGAGCGGTGTAGTCATCATTAGCTATGCCAGAGATAGTCATCAGAGAATCAACAAGAACAAAGCTGGTCCCATAATGATCGAGGCTGTACCTGATGCTGGCCATGAGGGTCGTAAGATCAACGCTGCCCATCTTGTCGAAGAAGTACAGCTTATCCTTACACCAGAAGTTAAAGCCCAGACCAAAGTCCATGCTTGGTTTGTGCTCTAGTGAGGCCTGACGCCACATCCTGACCAGTTGTGCAACAGGACTCATCTCTAAAGAGACAGACAGACACTTCTCCCCCTGTTCCATGGCATTCAGGAGTATCTGTCCGGCGACCAGGGATTTACCCGAGGAGTTTATCCCGGCCAGGATAGTGCATTCACCTTTACGTAAACGGAACTTGTCGGGTGAACCCCAAGGCAGCTTTACGCCACTCAGGTGCTCGGTGAGCATACACCGGTCTAGTACATCTTTTGTGTATTCGTTAGCGGCCTTGATGGACCGCTCAGATTCTATCGTTAAGTACGGCTGGAGTAAGTCAAGGGTGAGTTCCATTTTCTAGTTGCCCAATAGTCAGTGTCTTCGAGTGAGCCAGGTTTCTCCCACTTCTTCCTCCAGGCAGGAGACCTGAACCACTCGTCGTATTTAGGAGACCCACGGGTTTCAGCATGTGCTCCCATATATTTCCAGGAAACATTGTGATACCCAAGCCCTCCGCTGTGAGCATAACGCTCAAGAGACATCTCTCGATTAGGATTATAATCCTGACGCTCGGGGACGGCAACCTTCTGTAGGCCCTGGTAGATCATCATTGCCTCTTCGAGGGCCTTCTGTTTCTGTTTAGGAGGAGCGGTAGCTTTCTGGATCTGCTCTATCTTACGGAGGGCACGATTTAATATGTTGTCCAGAGGGACAGAACCTTGACGCTTTAGACGAACTTGAACCTCCTTACGGAGGCTACGCATTGATCTTATATGTTTGTATAGTCTATAATTCATAAGCAGGCCATGCAGTGGCTCTTAACCCTAGTCCGAAGACTCCAGTAGGCCTACCCTATAGTAATAAGGGTTAAAGGTTTGATAAGTATACTTTAGATGGAGGTGTAAAGGTAGGCTTTCTCTCCATTACTAGGGCCACCTTTTAATTTTAACGATTTAACCTTTAACATCAACCACATAGGAGTTATTACTTACATACTTAGAGGGAATGGCATCTGACCATATAATTATGCAGGGTAGAGGTCCTGCCATCAGATAGAAAGCTGACGTGTATGACTGGGGTCTTAAGACGGACCTTCTTGAAACACCGTAGAGTGCCATTAGTTAGGGCAGGCCTGGGCGGAGCCTCCATATACCGGGAATCCGTGGGTGATAATACGGCTGTACACTACCAAGTTGGTTACCGGCGTAGGGCACCTACGTCTTATTGATTTCTATGGCTTTTTTAATGGACAGAGATGATGCAAAGCGTAGGAGAGCAGCGACAAGACACCGGAACCTGGTCGCTAAGGACTCTCCATACAAGCCGAAGCGAATGAAAACAAAGAAATCCTACGTTCGGCCAAAGAAATTCTCTCATTTTGATGGAGAGTTTCCATCGTGACGGAGCCTTTTTCTGGTTTCTCCATCGTGACGACGGCTTTTTCTGGTTTTTCGATGAGCCGCCCCATAGGCGGCGGTCCGGCGGACCCAAAAAAAACCGCACAAAAAAAGCGGAATTAAATAACCCCACAGAAAAAAGGGTAGAATCCAGGGTTTTTTCCCGGATTTCCAGGCTAGAAACCCCCTGGGACCCGTTTTGAAGGCCCTCAGATGGCCGTCACTGCATTTTCAGGGGTAGGGTAATAGGGTAGCCAGGGGTCAAATCAGGGTGCCGTGGTGAGCCTTAGAGAATCCAGGACCTGGGACCCAGGCAAAAAAAGACCCCCAATTAAGGGGGTCAATTCCGGCTTAGAGCCGGACAGGAGGACCCTGGTATTTGCGCCCCAGGGCAGGCGCTAATCTTTATTGCCGGTCAGCCAGTCCAGAATTTCGACCAGGACCCAGATCAC